ATCGTCCTTCTGCGATCTCGTGGTGACCACCTCACTGATCCACTCGCCCGAGGAGTGGAGCAGCATGGTGCAGAGTCCTGTGCGACCAACATCGCCGTCACACGGGAACTGCACGATCGAGAGTCCGTTCGTGTTAAGCGGTCCACGGCAGGCATCCCATATCGATGCGAGATCTGCGTAGTGCGACCTAAAGTGCGGGTTGGTTGCGTTCTTCGATGCGGGTTCGATCTGCAGTTGCGCCTTTGCGAGTGCGCCTGCAAGTGCTGCGATACTTTCTGAATGCTTCATTTTCTAGGGCCTTTCTTGTTGCGTTGATATGTGAGGTCGACACCACATTGGTTATCGATCTGATCTGAACTACCGACAATGTACACGATAATTACAATTAGTGCGCTGACGAGTAAAATAGAAATCATTTGGTATTTTCCTTTTCTGTAGTTTTTTTGTCATCGATCTTGACTTCGACCTTTGTCTCGACTGGTGCGGGTTGAGTTGCGTACTTCGACCTCGGGAAAAGAGTCTCGAGGATGCGCTGCATTTGTTCGGGAGTTGTTGTCATTGGTTGCCTTTCTTGTTGTCGATGCGCCATGCTGTTCCCGCCAAGAACGCCTCGGCAAGTGATTCTCTGATCTTGATCCTTGAGTACTGATCGACGGGATCTTCGTCCAGGTTCTCGATGTCTGCAATGCCGAGATGTCGCCAGGCGATTGAACCAAGGATCTCGTTCACGGCTGCCTGTGGAGTTGTGGTGATGGCTGGTCTCATTCGATGACCTCCGTTCCATCTGCGATGATCGACTCGACCTCACGCAGGAATTCGCTGATGTGATCGGAACGATTCCCGACTGACTCCCAATACTCACGGCGTGCCGTGAGATCGATAAACAGTTTCTCGTGTGCGACGATCAATGCCTCCATGCATTCCTGCGCCGATTGCTTAATGACTCTGCGTAGTGGTCTTGCCATTGTGTTTGCCTTTCTTGTGTGTCTGAACTCGTGCGGAGTGCACGCCGTCCTCGCCGTAGGCGAGTGGGGCGAGCAATCAGCAGTCCATCGATGTTGTCTGCTTTGCGATCTCGATCTGCAGCGGATGCTGTCCGTTGTGCCAAGAGTCGTCAGCGACAACTGGAGCGGCTGCGCCGTGCAGTCTGTAGAGTCCGTCGAGGACTGCGGACAATTCTTCCCACTTAAAATCACTTTTGAGCGAGCGGATCTTTGCGTATCCCTTGACGACTCCACCTTCGAGATAATCAAAGAAGGCAACATTGAAGGCGATGTTTGATGTTGCGGTTTGCGTTGCGGTTTGTGCTGATGTTTTCATTTTCTTTCCTGTCTGCCTTTTCGGCGGGTGTCTGAACGGGTGAAGTATGACACCTATATCGGCAGTTGTCAAGTCTATGTACAACTTTTCTACAAATTTCCTACACTCGCCACACACGATCCAATAGCCCACCCAAGCCCACCCACAGTATTTCGTAAATAATGCGTGCGGCATCTCCAGCCGTCCAAATCTGACGGTCTAGGATCGCCTGTGGTGCGTTGTTTGGGTATGGGTGGTGTCTGTAGTAGTCCGAGAAACGGACGCTTCAGGATCGATCGTAGGAGAAAAGGGCGGTGCGGAAGATTGGCCATCCTGCACCGCCCCAGACAAGAAAGTTCGTTACTGCGGAGGCGGAGCGATCGGCAGCGCAACGGCTGCGGGATCGATCGTGACATCCCACAGATTCTTCGGACAGGTCGACTTGAGGATCTTCGCCTTCTCGGGGAGCGATGTCATCTTCGACTTGCCGCATCCACACGCAGCGCAGTGACCCACTTGTTCAGGTGCATCGAACGCCACGAGGAAATGCTCGCAAGCAAAACACACATCGAGTCGCAGTGCTTGAACTTCTGCAGTTGCGGGCAACTCGAACACCTTCGATGCCATCGCCTGGATGAAAGAGATCGCACGATCAAAAAGCGCAGGCGGTGTCGCATCGCTCATCTTCGATTTATACAAATCAGTCAATCGAGCAATATATTCTTGTTCTGTTTCCTCGGGATTTTGTTTTTCTAGTTGCATGGTTTTTTTTACAGAAGTGCGTGGCACATATTCAGGAACTTTTGACAAGTTAATCGTGCCATCGGCCGCAAAGACCGTACCGAGCGAACTGGAATACTGCCCAGTTTTTTCGAGCGTTGATAAAAAATCATCAGGCAGATTTATATTTTGCGGCACGTTGTTAGGTTATGTAAATTGTTGAAGGTGCGGAAAGGTTTGGTTGAAACGATGAAATTGTAGGGTTCATAGCAACATTACAGTCTCCGCTAATTGCAGAAAAGACAGCACTAGAAAAAGGGTTATTTTCCGTATCAGACCAAACACAACCTATACCAGTTACATTTATAGCAGGATAATTATCAACATAAATTCCGCATTCTGGATTAGAGCCGCTAGTGTGCATCGGTCGAAGGAATGGTGACGTTAGACTTTTATACACAAGGTATGTACTTTCATCGTATGGCATTGCCCAATGGCGATACCCACCATTAGCCCCAAAGGGACACGGTTTGTAATCCCAAGAAACCGAACTACATTTCAGCGGTTTTACAAGCCATTGCGCCGCCGTATCTGTTCCATTCCAATAGCTTGTATAGGTGATCCAATGCGACAATTCATCATCTGGATACGCCGCTGGATTCATGACCGTTCCCGTATTAACATTAAACCACGGTCTTTTGGCTTTCACATAAACACCAAAAACTAAAGCCAAACATTTTCCAACATTGACCGTATCTCCATCTGGTGGGTAAGGAATGTTGTTTTTCCAATAATACAATCGTATTTGTTTTTTTACCGTGACCGTTTGAATTGCAAGAGGATTTGTCGAATTCGTAAAAATTTCCTTCTTCGATGCGATATTCGTAACGCTAGGCACACCAGTAATCTGTCCAGTAGGAGGACACCACATGGTTGCAACCTGTGGCAGTGTGTTTTGATTTATATTGTCCGTTATAGAAATACCCGCCGTCGAATTAAAACTAATTGAATTATATGATTGGTCTACTAATCCTTGCACCATAACACCGCAGCCCACAGTAGGAGGCCCTTGACAAGGAGAGCAATCCGCATCGCATAATATGGGGCGCATCGTTGTGTCATCGTGATTACCACCAGTCGATATTATTCCGCAATCTAAGGGCGGACTAAAGTCGTCATTTTGAAAGTTCCAAGGCATTAAACGCCCAGTATTTGTATTGCTATTTGAATGCTTATTTATTACCCAACCTTCCAGCGGACACCCCCAAGCGCCGCAAGGGTTATTAGCGCAAGTTGATTGAGTCATAGTGTTAAAAACAAGTTTGTCCACCCATTCACCCATACCGTGCACAAGCCCGTCAAATTGAGAAGTAAAATTAGCAGTATACGTATTAAGTGAGTTAGCAATGATCGCAGCCTTTACTGCATCAGTTGTGTCGGGGCAACCGCAACAGCATCCATCGACAATGAGTCCCTGAAGTCCGCTCATGCGTCGCACTCCGCAGTGACTGGTGCAACAGAATAAAAGTAAAACGCTACGCCTTTTGTGGTCTCATCTGTGGTCGCAATCACATGACTCTGATGCATAATCACTACTGTACCTGTGCCTGCTACGCCTACTGGTAAATTTGTTTTTGTCAATGTTGCAGATGCGCCGACTAAAACTTGTCCGTGCCCCCAATTTGCTGAACCGTTCCACGAGACTCCGTCGACTGTCAACGCTGTCGTTAAGCCTGGCGTTGATACTTTGTTCATTTCGTAGAGATTTGTCGCCTCGGTCTTCTCTGCAAGCGATCCATCGATCCTTCTTGAAAGTCCAGTCCACGCATATCGTCCAAGACCTGCAGTTCCAACTATTGCAGTCAACCGAGCAAGGAACGGAGTCACCGCCGAGACCGCCGTGATCGAATACATCATCGAGTAGGTGCTGCCGCTCTTGACTGCGCAACGAGTCAGCAGCACGACATCGCCTGCTGCGAACCTGCGATACGGCGCAAAGTCAATCGCAGGGTAATACGATGCAGGTGCTGTGATCGTCACGCCGTCGGCATAGTCGATGCCTCGTGCCCCTTGCAAGTCGCTGACACCTACGCCCGAGCCCGAGCCATTGCTGCCGTACGAGATGTCGACCTCGCTCCAGTTGTACACATAAGTTTGGAACTGCGTGCCTTGTCCTGTGTCTTGATTTGCGCCTTGCAGCGAGTCCGTCATCAGTCCTGTAATCGTTGCGATAAAAGACTCACGAACTGCGCCCTCATACGGGCCACCATCCTGCGCTTTGCCGTCCATCTTTTCGATGGAAGTGAACGCCTGATTCAGAGCCTTGTAGTCGAGACGACCAATGCTTCCGCTTGTGAAGCGAGGAAGTTTCATGCCGACATAATTCCGAATTGCAGGTTCGCAGTTGCGGTCGACGACAGAGCGCACATCGTCGTTGTCACGCAGCGACCGAGCGCAAATTCACCTGGTCGAAGATTAAGAAACGGTGTTGAAGTTCCAGCACCATTTGTTGCGCCCATTGCAATTTGAATCGACGGATTGAACGTCACGCTTGTGCTCGTGTCCAAGTTGCGAAACCAAAAGTAGCCACCTGCACTTACGCTTGCGCCAATGCCAATTGCTTGGAATGCTGAAGTTGTGATGTTCTGCACAATGTCCGAACCCGTTATCGTCGCCATGTCAGGCTGGATCGTGCTTGGTCGAAACGATGCTCGATAGTTGCCCGATACCACATCGACATTGAGTGAGATATTGATTTCGTCTGCCATTTATAGTCCTCCAAAGTATTGTGAAAGGTTGTTAAAGTTGCTTGTGTTATTAAACGGCTGCTTGAAATAAACTTTTTCTGCCGATCCCTTTCTCGATCCTGATGCCGCAAGGATCGGCGATCCGTTATTTCCTCGAACTGGATATTGAATCTGATGATACGACTGGTCGTAGACAAACCGATATTCGATCGAGTTACGCCCAACTTCGGGGATCGTCTCGCAGTTGCAGCCTGCAAACACGACCGAGCCTGACGGATAGTTCAAGAATGTCGATGCGTTGCGTGTCCCGATCTGCGTTGCGACCGCTTGCGCATTTGGCAGGAATGAGTCCGTGATCAAGATCGTGATCTCCTGCTTGTACACAAGCGTCGAAAGTGGAATGCCAGCGACATCAATTGAACCTCCTCCGATGTCCGTCACTGAGTAGTCACCACTTGCGACCGCCTGCAACGCAGTAACCGATGCGTACACCCGCCACAAGTCCCGGAACTCTGCAGTCATCGAAAGTCGTGCCGTGCGATATCCAACCTCGTTGGGCTCTAGCAGCGGTGATGTCGGATTGTTGAAGCCCGAGGTTGCGCCGATCTCCGCTCGATATCGCATCGTGACTTGCCATGTGCTGACTGCACTCGGATCTTTCGTGATCGAGTAGTCGAAGGCGAGCATGTCGTACGGCAATGCTGCATCGTTTGGATAGTGTGCGTATTCGCCTGGCAAGGTTGAGCCAAACAACGCAACGACATCGCCCTCGGTGGCAGCATCAACGACAACGAACTGCTGCTCTGCACGAGGCTTGCCTTCGTTGTTGACATACTTTCGACTGCTGAATAATTCATAAACCGTTGCCATTATTGAAACCCTTTCATTTCTTTGGCGAGTCGTACTTGTTCGGCAGTTGATGCCTCGATCTTTTCGAGGCTCATCACTTGCTTCTTCGCCATGTCGAGTGCAGTTCCACCTGCGCCTTGTTGCGCAAAGTTAAACTGACCGAGCGCAGTCTGCCCGCTGCTGATCATGCCACGAGCCGCCTCACTTGCCATCTTATCGACACGGCCGATCTTGTCGATCTGCGCCTGCGCTTGCTTCTCGGCATCGATGATGTCCTGTTGCGCTTGAACTGCTGCGTCGTACTTTTCCTTCTGCTGTACTTTCCAGTCGGCAACCATTTGGTTGCCCATTTCCTTTGCATCGTTTTTGCTTTTCTCGTCCAACGCTTTTTGCTCTGCGGCGGCTTTGTTGTTTATCTCTTTCAGTGCGGCTGCATAGTCACCCGTGCCCATCGCAGTCTTTAGACTTTTCTCATTCAACGCCTTGGCGGCTGCATCGGCGTTTGTGTCTATTTGTTTTTGTGCGCCTTGGTAATCACCCGTCTCCATTGCAGTCTTTAGACTTTTCTCCTGCAACGCCTTGGCGGCCGCAGCGGAATCTACAGCTGCTTTGTTGTTCATTTCCTTGATTTTTTTATTGAGTTCTTCTTGATTCGCCAATTTGTAGGCAATGAGTGCATCATCAATGTCTCGGTCATTCTTTGCAACAGCCTCTGCTGCTCGCTTCATCGCAGATTCGTTGTCCTTATTGCGCTGCACAAGTTCTTCATCTCTTGATATTCGACCCTCATTTGCACGAATCTGATCACCACTGATGCCCTCATTTTTCATCTCAGCCATTTTTGCTTTGTCATCGTCAAACTGTTTTTTCTTTAAGTCTCTTAGTGCTTGCTGTCCTATTTCTTTTGAAGCCTGCGCATCGGCAGCAGCCTTTTCGTTCTGTCGTGCAACTGCAAGTCTTGCCGTATTTTCAGGACTGCCAGAAACCGCAACATCCTCCACCTTTTCTCTTGAGGTTTTCTGAAAGTCCTTTGTCGCCTTGTTCATCGCATCCATCGACGAGATGTATTTTTCAACGCCTTTTGCAACTGCCTCATTGAGTTTTTCAATGTAACGGGTCGCACCGTTGACCAACTCGTCAAGGATGCCAAACACAACGCCGACGACTGGTAAGGATTTCGCACCGTCAACGATTCCCTGCGCAAAATTTAGCCCGATATCCTCGCCGCTTTTGCCTGCGTTGACATCTTGAACAGCCTTGAGCAAGCCGCCTCCTATGGTCTTTGCCATCGCCGTTGCGACCATCATCATTGGCAAGTTTGCAGCGAAACTTTCCGTAAAGCTGCTGCCCGCCTTCTCGCCGACCTTGCCCATGGTCTGCGCACTCTGATTGATCTTCGCTTCAGCAACCTTTAGACCCGCATCGAGTTTGTCGAGTTTCGCCGTGATCTGTACTTCGAGGGTCGGATTCATTGCTATCTCATCCTACGCATGCTCTGTGTTTGTGCCTCTGCGTTGCGCACGAGCAGCGCACTGGTTGCGTGTGCGATCGCAAGCAGCCGATCCACCGGCAACTCCATCGGATCAGTCGAGCCGGGAGCGTAGTGCGAAACAAATGCGGCGAGCGAATGCCAGTCGAGGTCGCCGCTCCCCGCTGTCATTTTGGGCTTGAGGACTCCGCATCGAGATCGATGCCGAACAGCGCAAGCGCAGTTGAAACGACCACCTCGGGCTGCATCAGCGCAACTGCCTCGCTGCCGTCCACCTTCGCCTTCTTGCAGGCGTGCTCGATCACCTCGAGCGCACCTTCGAGTGTTGCGCCGTGCTGAATGGCCAGCTGCGTCGTACGATCTCGCAGGTCGTATATCGCCTTCATAGTCTCGACTCGCTGCGCCGAGTCTGCACGGGAGTCCTCGAGCATCTCCTGCGCTCGGTTGTGCAAGGCGTGCCATCTGCGCTCTCCGATCTCGATGTAGTCGTTGGCAGAGAGACACGAGAGCATGTGCCGACCGATTGCTACCAGGCGGGCTTTTGGTTTGTTGGTTTCCATCGTGCGAGTTCCTTTCGTGTTTTGATAGTAACACGCACGAGATCACGCCTCAACGATGGCGATATGTTTTCGGAGAGCATGACAATTTGCAGCGCATCCTTGCGGTCCATTGCGCCGACCCATCGACCGTACTGCTTGCCACGATAGACAAACTCCACTCGCAGGTCATCGGGAGAATCTTTATGACCTGCGAATGGACTGAACGAATCGATCATGCAGTCCAAGTAGTCGTGACGGCACTAGCGAATGATGCTTGAGTAGAAGCGATCGCAAAGTTTGCGCTAAAGGTTGCCTCGCCATCGACTGCAACGCCGACTGTAAACGAGTCGATGATCGCCTTGAACACAAGCGTGTTGCCAGTTTCTGCAGTCAAAGTAATGTCTGCTGCAGCAGTATTGCCACTAAATGCAACGGTCGGAGATGTTCCGTTGTCGAGCGATCCAGTCATCGAGCCCGTAACATCAATAATCCCGATTGCACGATTGCGAGTCGCATTCGTGAAACCTGTAATGTCAGTCGTTGCCCGTGTGAAATTTGCTGTCCAAGACTTGATGATTCCACCGATTGCGCCTGTGATGGCGATGTTGCCGTTGACTCCACTAATTCCTGCCATTGTGATTCTCCTTTATGTTTGTTTCGTTGCGAAAATTCTGTATGTCGTGTCGATGACGATCGAGTCTACATTGATCGTAGGCACACCCCGAGAAGTGCAGATCGATTCGATGGTCGAGTATGAGACATCAGATGGTTTCATGCTCGCCTTGTGCAGGAGCAGGAATAACGCAGCCTCGGCTGCCATCGCCGTCACAACCGACGAGTCAGGCTTGAAGTAGAAGGTGAAGGCACAGTCGAGCGTGTGCATCGACTGCGTTGCCGATGTCATAAAGGTCGTTGTGTCCTCGTTGCTGATCGCATAAACGAGCAGCGGCATGACCGATCCTTGCGGTCCTTCAAGTTGGTAAATCTTGCCGCCGACAAGGTTGTAGACCGTGCCTGCAGTTGTGACTGCGACCAACTTGTTGTAGATCGTGGTCAGGATGACTTGACTCATTGGGCCGCCTTCATTGCT